TGCCAAGTTACCATCGTCATCTTCAGATGGTAATCCGTACACACTCTGCAAAGTGTATCTCTTTAAGTAGGTTATGGCCGCTCCCAGTTTTTGTGGGTTCTGTAGTGAAGCAGGTTGCAGTATGATAGGACACTCTGATACATATGTATTGTCATCATTTATGTGATGCACAGTAGTACGTACTGCAGGTACTGGCACTTCATGTTCTGCATGAAATACATATGTAATTTCTTGAGTAAAGTATAAACCAAATTGATTACCTTGATTTACTGCTTGTATTACAGCTTCCAAAGTTGCATAGTTACTTTTAAAGTGTGGGTTCTTACCATCTTTACTTGCACTTATGGATAGCTTTTGAAATTCAAGCATAGCAGTTTTCAAGTTGTACTCTTTACTTGGAACTGCTTTCTTGATATTAGTTTTATTGTCTGTCATGTCGACCTCCAGATGTTATAGATAATAAAGGGTAAGTAGTGATCGGCTTACCCTTTCTTTGTTACACGTACCGATCCACGTTTGTCTCTCTTTACTGATATCAGGTCGTTGTATACCTCCCTTTCATTAGGCCTGATCTCTTCTCTTAAGGCTTTCTTCGCAGCCTCAAATGTTTTTGCAGCATCTTCATGTTGCAAATATTGTTGTGTATATTCTGTAAAGCTATTGCTTTGTGATGCATCTCGTGCAGTCATCTTGTTGATAGGTACACTATCAATGTATGAAGATGCATTACGTCTGAGTACATCATTATTATAATTAGCATCATCAGGTTCTGTGTTGTGAACAATGTGTTCCCAAAACAATTTGATTTGTTCTTGCATTAATTCTAAATATTCTTGAGATGGATATACTTCTACTGCTTTCCATTGATTACCAAAGATAACAGAGAATACCATCTTGTTTAGTTTAGCAATCCATATATAGAACTGTAGTTGTGGCATATAATATTCAAGCATCTTATCCATAGTATTGTAGGAGTATGTATGCTTGCACTCGATACCAATGTATTCAATCTCATCTTCAGCATTAGTGCCTGAGAAACCATCAAGTGTACCTGTTAATTTAATTGAACCATACTGCATTTGTCGAGCAGCTTGTTTGTTAAACTTCAGCATATAATTATCTTCAGCCCATTTGATATTGAAATCTTCTGTGGCTAATCCAAGTTGTACATTGAATTGAAATGATAAGTCAGGTCTGCCTTGCAAACCTTTCTTGATTCTCCATAATTCATTCCATTGACCAGTCATAATTTTTATCATGTCTGAGCCACGAATAAAGTCTTCAATGTATGGCGATTGAGTAGGATTGATTGTGCTAACTGTCATTAAAACCTCCACGTTCTTAAGTTAGTTGCTATCAGCCTAATCTATTTTACTAAATAAATCAAGCACTTAAATATTTATTATGATCATTTTTATCTGAGTAAGTTGCTACTTTACTAAGTATGTTATCTACTAATTGAACACGTCTATTGTAAGATGTGTCTGTGTATTTGATAAACTCAGCTAGTGATGGAAAGAATGTACTGGTTCTACATATCTCGTCACACGCAGCCTTAAGTATATCAGCAGGTATATGAGACATTTTACTAGCATACACTCTGCACTTCAAAGCCAAGTCTGCTTCAGTAAGTCTTGCTTGTGCAGTAGTACATACCAAGACTTCCATGATCCAGTTTTCAATAGTTGTTTGATCAGCACAAACCATTAGCTTCTTCATCAAGCCAATAGTTTTTCTGTGTTGTTCTTTTTGTTCTTCGATAGTGCCACTGAATATGTTACCACGTGGTAGCACCCATCTTTTGAAATCATATTCTGCTGTAACTGATTCACTTATTACGCAGTTCAGCATGGACTCTAGCAAAGAAACTGTTAGTGTTGTTGCTTTGCTTGGTGTTATTTCTTTTTGCTGCGTTAGTACTAAGTCTGCGAGTCTTTGATCTTGCACACCATTTTTTATATTCATTATTCCAGTCATCTCTTCTGACTTGGTTACGGATATTGAAGTATTTAAAGTACTTAGTTTCTTCATTGTGATTTACCTCCTTGATTTGCTCACATAGATCGTTGCTTGGTTGCCAAGCATCAGTTAAATATTTCATTTGTCACCTAACATTACTTCTGTAAATCGTGTTGGTAGTACAATAGTTTCATTACATTTATTGCAGCATCTACCTGCATCAATAGGTTCAGCACTATTGCCCTGATCCCAAACTATTTCACCTTCATCATCACGATCAGGCTCAATATCTTTGTGGCATATTACGCATATCATTTAATTATCTCCTTAAATAGTTTGTCTGGAATAATGGCAACCCATTTAGGATCACCATTCTTACGTTTGTATATAGCAAGATCTCTATTCTCTAACACCTTGAAAACATTAGGGAATCCATCAACAGATCTATACTTTATCTCAACAACATATTCTTTGCCATTGATTACTAGCTTGATGTCACCAGTATGCTCACCACCAAGACTCCCCGATAGTGGTACTTTTTTTACAGGTAACTTCCACGAAGTGAATAGTTTTACAAACCAATTCTCGTGGTAGTTACCTTTGATTTTACTTTTGCTAGGCATTGATTATCCTATCTCTTATTTCTTTTAGTTCTTTAGCAGTATCGCTATCAGGCTCAACTAATTTCAAAACATATTTTATAGTAGCTGATACGACTGTCCATTCATGGTTTGTTAATTTAATATTTTCTTTCATTAAAACTCTCCATCATTAAGTGTTGCAGTTAAGTATACTTGCAATGCTTCGCACCAACACAGCAAGTTAAATAGTCTTGGCTCTTTATTTTTTCTCTCCCAATCACCAAGAGTTTTGGTATCAGTACCTATTTCCATAGCTAACTTTTCTATAGTAAGGCCTTGATCTTTTCTTTGTTTGATAAGTGTGTCTATTATTTTATTGTACTGATACCTTTGTTCAGGTGTCATCAGTACGTGTAATTTCTATTCGTAGCTGTCATACCTGCAGGTTGTAGCTTATCAGTTCTTTCAGGGTAGAATAACATTGCCTGATAAAAATCATGATAGCTCTGTATCTTTACATGACCTGCACGATCTAGTTCATCTAGCTCTGGTGCTACATCTTCAAATCTTTCTTCCATTTCCTCGCTCCCATGTTTCATAGATTACCTCGTTTGGTTGATTTTGTTGCTCTTCAAATAAAGTCAAACCATAATCATAACCTTGTTTGTAATAAGTTGAAAACCTTTTTGTTTCATCTATCTCTCCATAGATTAATCCATCAGCCACTCCATCTTTAAAGAATGTAAGATAGTTTTGTCTTCTTTTTTCTAAAGGTGTTTGCATATTTATCTCCATAAAAAGGGGGATAACCCTCCCTATTATCCCCCATTAATTTATGCTACTTACTAGTGGGCAATCAATCATTAGGCATAGGAGGACATAATGATTGCACTAGCAAGCAGCTTCTCTCTAACAATATCTACCTATCTGTCATCACAAGTGAACTAAATGTCAGCTTACAGGATAGACTATAGGCCGTTTAAAGACTGTGACCTTTCGGCTTGTTAGAGAGAATACTTATACAGCTTGATACTGTTTACGTAATTGTTCATCAAGCCACAACTCGTTTGAATCGTCAAGCTGATCTGCATACATTGTTTCCCACATCTTTGTGGTTTTGACAGTCATCTTGTTGACCCACACCTCTGAGTTATCATTGCCATATGGCTGTGCTACATCAATCATATGTTGGAACATTGATCGATAGTTTTCTGGTGATGCAATGCGTGATATCTCAGTGCATAGCTTGAGTTCTTTTGTTGTGTATGTAATCATTCGCTTCTAGCCTCCACTAGTTTATATGTTAGTTCTTGTGCAAAACTATCTATTACTGATACTTCCATGTTATATTCTTCGCACATAGACATGAACTTATCGACAGACATATCAGCTACTTTTTCATATGTTTGTTCTAATAGTTGTTCGTAATATTGATTAGACATTGATTACCTCCTGTGTGTCAATAAATATATTGTTGTTGTGTTGTAAGTATTTAGTGAACGCATTGTTACGTTCCACCTTTGTCTTCTCTGGTCTTGATACTTCTGTTGGGTGTGATGCCCAGTGTGTTACTGTATTGTACAGACTCCATACTGTATGACCCATCTCGCTTTTGTATTGCGACCATAGTCTTTCAAGGTTGTATACCTGCGTTGCATTGTAGTGCTTACCATCTATTGTTGGTCTTGCTGAGTAACATAGCTTCTCAAACAACATTGTTGCTACAGTATCTGTTACACTTTGTTTGTGCCATGCTTTGTACTTGGCTTCACTATTACGAAACACATCTATTGAATGTTCAAGATGCTCAAAGTTATAGTTGAAGATACCATTGTGTTTGAGTTTGAAGTTAGCAATCTTATCAGGTGTAGTACATTCATTCATGCAGAACATACGCAAGCCATACGCATTGATCATCACTGACCACATACCATTGTATGAGTTACGTAATGTTATCTGATAAGCAATGTAATCATTGAGTGATGGATCTTCTATCAAGATATCTTTGCAAGTAAACTTGGCTACCATCAATGCACCATTGTCATGCATACGTACATTAACATGATAGTTCTTAGATATACGATCAAGGATATTCATTACAGGCATCACTACATCTTGATGTAACACTGGTCTATACTGCAATGAGTGTGTTGCTAGATACTCATTAGTATCAGATCGTATCAGTGCAACACGATCAGGTATTGGTATGTCACCTGATGGATCATCATGTACGTTAGCTTTGATCGGTACAGTTTCTATTGGGAAAGCATAGTCTTCCCAATGATCTGCGGTTAGTCTTTCTAGTCCTGTCTTTGTCATGTGATTCATATTGTCCTCCATATTGAATCGTTAAAATATATGCCATACTACATAGAGTACGTATCCTACGATAGCAAACAATGTAAATGACGCACCTAATTCTACAAGCATATCCCTGTAGTACTTAGATTTGTAACCAGTATCACTGGTATTATTTATGTGAAGTTTGATGTATTTCTTGTTCATAATTTATCCTCCTTATAAAAAATTAATCATCAGTTTAACTTTATTACAACTTTATTCAAGAAGCATGAAACCAATCTATTCCGTGTTGAACTAGCTTAACCATTTTTGAAAAAGAAAAAGATATAATATCTCTACTCAGTATTACTGAGTAGAGATTGCTAAGGCTGTTAAGCCTTAGCATACTTTTCTTTGAGTTTAGCTTTCTGCTTATCAGTTAGCTTGTTAGTAGAAGAACCATTCTTGAACGTTAACGTACCCCACTTGGACTCGAAGTTTTCCTGTTCAATAGCTCTGTAGCCAGTCATCTGATCGATACGAACTCTCAACTCACCAAGATAAGTATCAAGTTTATCAAAGTCATTTGGGAATCCAAAGCCAGTATAACGTTCAAAAGCACCACGACCATAGCCACCTTTAGCGTCTAGGTCGTAGTCGTCATCAATAATCTCAAGCAACATAGCTGACCCAGTTTCATATTCTGTTTCCATGCTTGCAATTAATCTATTCAATGTACCAATATGACATTTATAGATGTACTTCATCTTACTCTCTAACTTAGAGTCATTCTTAGATGTAGTATCTGTTAGGTTATTGATTAGTACTTCCATTAAGTTTGTGTTTTGAATTGTCATTTTGTCCTCCTGTAGTAAAATTAACAATAAGCTCGGTCAAGCATAGTTATTATACTACTAATAGCGTCACGCCTAAGCGTGACACAATAGAGATGTAAAGCAAAAAACACGAGGGTCTGCCCGAAGGGTGGATACGTTTTTTTTACTTTACATATAAAAACTATGATAGACCAAAGCCTTATGTTCAATTTTACTGCAGGAGGTCTTACAAAATACTTCAAAAGACTAACTTAATTCTTGGAAGTACTCAGCAATAATATAACAGATTTACGGAATCTTAGAATGACGGAACAACAACAAAACTCTTTTCCCATCTTTTCCAGTATCCCCACTTACCCCCTTAAGTCATTGTAATCAAAGGGGAATAAAAAAGCCCTTGACAGCGAATTTAGGGCTGTGTCATAAAAGGGGGTAAGGGGGATTCTCTTGTTAAAACAGCTTAAGTTAACCAATAAACAGATGACTCTAGTTGATACGATTGTAGCAACTGGTTGTAGTGTTAAAGAGGCCAGTGCAAAGTCTGGATACGCAAAAGGTGAATCTGGTAGAGTGACAGCCAGTAAGACTTTGCGATTGCCTCATGTCCAAGAATATATGCAACAGAGAATAAGAGAAAGTATTGGTCTTAATGCTACGATAGCTTCTAGGAAGGTACTAGACTTAGCGAGTAGTGCTAAGTCTGAGTACGTACAGCTAGAAGCGAGTAAGGATATACTAGATAGGGCAGGATATAAGCCTG